GGCAGCGGCGCGGCGACGAGCGAGCTCGAGCTCTTCGAGGGGCGCCTCGTCAACAAGGTGGCGATCACCAACGGCCCCGGCGTGCGCAAGGGCGTCTACGTCGGCTCCATCCGATCGGACGGCTCTTCGCAGATCAACGACAGCTATGCCCTGCGGCACTGCTGGAACGCCTACAACCGGCGCCGGCGCGCCGGCCGCAACAACTTCACCGCCGACCGCGCCACGGCGAGCACCACCTACGTCGAGCTCAACAGCGAGATTCGCTGCGCCTATCTCGTCGGCCTGGACGACGCCTCGATCCTCTACCACTCGCAGGGCAGCAACACGCTCGGCAACTCGGCGCACGCCTGCTTCAGCGCGGTGGGGTTCGACGGCACGACCTTCCAGCCGGGATCCGAGACGCGCAATTCTGTCTCGGCGACCAACGGCTGGGGCGGCTATTCCCTGTCGGCGTCCGCGATCGCGATCGGCATCGGCTCGCACTACGCCACGCTGCTCGGCCACGTCTCGAGCGGCGGCTCGACCGGGACGTGGGGCGGCGCGGCGAGCGGCGCCGACGCGGCGCGCTGCTATCTGCACCTGACGATCATGGGCTGACCAAAAAAACATAAGGGGGAATCAAATGGGTGGGGTGCTCGAGGCGTTCGGACTGAAGTGGCTCACGCTGATCCCTGGCTTTGTTGGCGCCATGATCAGCCTGAAGTTCATCGAGGGACAGTCGCGCTCGCAACGCGCGACGACGGTCGTCGCCGGCATGCTGGCCGCGGCCTACTGCACGCCGCTGACGATCGACCTGCTCCTCTGGGCCGACGTCTTCTCGGCGGCACCCTCGCCGCGCACGGAAGGCGCGATCGCCTTCCTGGGCGGTCTCTTCGGCATGGCGCTCATCGGCGCCGTGATCAAGGCGATCCCGGACTGGATTGCGGCGGCAAAAGCGAAATTCCTTGGCGGAGGTGGATCATGATGCTCGCCATTTCGTTGCTGTTCGGTGCGGTGTGCGCGGTGCTCGCGGCGATCCCGCTCGCGTTCATCTTCCACAACGTCTACGAGGACGGCCTGATCGGCCGCGCCGGCCTCGCCGGCATCTCCTTCTCGGCCGCGCTTCTCCTGCTCGCCTGGTTCGATTACGACGCGTTCCCGATCTTTCCCTTCTACGAGGCGCTGCCGCTTCTCGTCCTCGAGGTGATGTTCTTCGCCGTCTTCCTCATGTGGCACCTCTTCCGCTTTCACCGGCGGGTGCTTCGCAGGACAGCGTGATCGAGCCGCCCGACCGCTACTGCGCGCCGATGTGGGGCGCGCGGCAGGCGAGGCGCGCGATCGTGTGGCCCTGGCTGCTGTGGGCGATGGTGATCGCCTTCGCGATCGGCGCGGTGACCTGCGCCAGCCAGGCGCGCGCCGAGCCGATCGAGTTCGACTGCGCCGCCCTCGCGACCGGCATCGCCATGGCGGCCGATTTTCGCGATGCGGGCGCCGACCTGGAGAAGACGGTCAGGCTGGCCAGGCAGCGCAACTCGGACGCTTCTCCGGAGCAGCTCGCGGTGATCGATCGCGAGATCCGGCGCCTGTGGCGGGAGAAGCGCACGCGCGAGGCCTCCACCCAGGCCGTCTACAAGCGCTGCCGCGCCCAGCTGGGCGACATGGGGCTGGAGTCATGACCCCGCTCGCCCTGTCCGACCTGCTGGGGCCCTACGGCGGCGAGCCGTGGACGCCGGCCGAGCTCGCGAGCGGCGCGCGCACGGTCATCGCCTGGAACACGCTCGCCGCGGCCGCCGAGGGCGAGGGCATTGCATTGCCGATCAATGCCGCAACCGGTTGCCATATCGGTGGCTCCGGGAACGGCGGCGCCAGGCCGAAAGGCTCCAAGGTGGGCGCGCCGGGCTCCAAGCACCAGCTGCTGATGGCGCTCGACTGGTACGACCCCCAGCGCGCCCTGATGCGCTGGCTGCTCTCCTACGGCCTTGAGCACGCCGCCGCGTTGGGGATGTACTTCGAGCACCCGCAGTGGACCCGCAGCTGGGTGCACGGCCAGATCGTGGCGCCGATGTCCGGCGCGCGGATCTTCCTGCCTTATGCCGACCTGGTGACCAACCCGCCGACCTGCGCGCCGCTCGAGGAGCAGCGCCTTGCGTCGGTCCACGACTTCGAGTTCAAGGCGGTGGCGTGATGGGACGACTGCTCGCGCTGTTTACCGGCAACCCGGTGACCATGGTCTATGTCGCCGCGGCGATCGCCGGCGTGTCCTACGTCGCCGGCGGCTATTCGGGCTGGACCCTGAACGGCTGGCGCTTGGGCGCCGAGCTCGAGCAGGCCGAGCACGAGCGCGATCACTGGCGCGATCAGAGCGCGGTCGTGGCCGACGCGGCCAGGTCCTGCAGCGCCGGCGTCGACCAGGCCAAGCGCGCCGGCGACGCCGCGGTAGCGGCCGGCGACGAGCTCAGGGCGGCGGCGAAGCGCCTCAACCTGCCGCTCGAGCAGACGGTCAGCCGGCTCGAGCGCCTGGTCAGCGGCGCGATGACGCCGGAGCAGGCGGCCGATTGCGGCTGGGCCTGGCAGCAGCTCGAGACCGAATACCAGAATCGAATGGCTGGGCGGCCGTGACGTCGGTGAAACTGAACCTCCTCCTCCTCGCGGTTCTCGCCGCCGGCACGGTCGCCATTGCCTCATGTGCGACCGACGTGCAGATCCCGGAGAAGGTGACGGTCGAAGTGCCGGTCGCGTGCGTGAAGCCAGAAGACGTGCCGGCGCGGCCGCAGATCCGCTCCGAGTCCGATCTCATGAACATGCCGCGCGGGCTGCGCACGATCGCCGCCTGGAGCGACAAGGTGAAGCTGGAGGCCTACGTGGCCGAGCTCGCGGCGATCGTCGAGGGCTGCGCGCGGATCCCGCCGCGGCCGCCGTAGCAGCAGGGAGAACAAGAAGAAGCGACAGAGGCCCCGGCCGCCCTCACGGGTGGTCGGGGCTTTTGTCTTTTCTGGATCGAGGGCCGCGCGCTTCTCGGGGTTGCGCGGCCCTTCTCTCGGCCGCCGCCGCGGTCGGTCGCGCAGCGACGGACGCCCCGAAGGGGCGAGCGGGACGGCCCGAGGGAAGCGTTTACCGCTTACAGATCAGCGGCGCCATCGGCACGGCGCTGGCGCGTTCATACGTGCGACATTCTGGTCGCAGCCACCAGCCGACGCCGGCGATCACGAGCGCGGCGAGGACGAGCGCTATCGTCAAGCGCATGGCTCGACCTGGTGTGCATTTTTTTGGCGTCCGTGGGTGCTTTTCGGTGCGTCCAGATGTCCGTCTTCGCTCTTGCTCCATAGCGCGGCGAAGATCGCCGAAGGACTCAAAATCCGCCGGCCGCAAGGCCATGAGAGTTCGAGTCTCTCTTCCGGCACCATAGGAGAAACAGCCACTTACGCCGCCCTGCCGTTGCGCGGCCGCCGCTGGGAGGTGTGCATTTTTCGGGAGCCAACCCCCAACAATACCCGCTCGGTGTGCTCGGTGACCAGGTGAGCGTAGCGGCTGCTCGAGCCCCAGTGCTTGTGGTGCAGCGCCGCCGAGACGTCGGGGAGGCTCCCCCCGCGCATCAGGATGTCCGTGGCGACGATGTGGCGACCGCCGTGCGGGACCATGTCCGGCAGACCGTGCGCCTCCCTGACCTTGTTGTAGCGGGCGTAGTAGTACTTTTCGCCGTACTTGAAGGGAAGGTGGGCGAGCGCCCAGCGCGCCTTCGGGTGCACCGGCACGAGCCGCGGGGTGCCGTTCTTCGTCTTCCCCACCGCCAGCAGCACCTTCGCCTTGCCCTTGACGACCATGCGGTGCACGTCCTCGGGCTGGCGCGGCAGGATCTCGGACGGCCAGCGGGAGCCCGTCCAGAAGGCCAAGGTGAAGAGCGCCGCCGCCTCGAGATCCAGGGCCTTCAGCGGCCGCAGGATGCGCCGCTCGTAGTCCTGCACGGGGAGGCGCACGTCGCGCGCGTTGTCGACCGCCGGCAACTCCATCTGTCCGGTCGGGTCCTGGGCGGTGAGCTTGTGCTTGCGCCAGGCGTAGCGGCAGGCCGCGCGCAGGTAGGCGAGCCGGTTACGGATCGTCGCCGGCGCCAGGTCGTCGTTCTCCTTGGCGTACTCGTGGGTCACGGCGCCGAGCTGCGACATCGGCCGGCCCTCGATGTAGCCGGCGAGGAAGGCGAGCTCCTGGGCGATGCCGGTGCTGTCCTTCAGCTTCGGCACGCGGTGGTCGAGGTAGAGCTCGACCGCGCGCTCGATCAGCGGCTCTGGCTGCTCGACACCAGTCGCAACCGCGTAGAGCCTTGCCGTCTCCGTTCGGTCGTACGCCTCGGCTTTGGCTCGGCCCCATGCCGCCGGAAGCAGCTTTGTAGCCCGGTGCCGGAGGCCTTTAATGACGCGGTTGAAGGTGAAACGCCAGCGACTTTTCGATTTGTCGATGTAGACCGGCATGCGATGCGATACGCCTCCACGTCGTCTTCCGCCCAGCGGGTGCGCCGCGGCGAGAGCGAGCTTCTCTGGATCGGCAGAGAGTAAACCGCCCGGGGCGTCTCGGCCAGCCCGAGCCGCTCGGCGACCTCGGCGAGGGTGAGGAGTCGGCTCAACTGCGAGATTTGGCTTGCTCGAACACTATGTCGACCACGGGCGGCACTTTGGAGCGCGGTCCCACAATGTCTGCGGCACCCGGTACCTGCATCGCTACGACGGCGAGCGTTTCCCAGGCTAGCTTCAGGTCGTTGAGGATGGCGTCCAGCTCGTCGTTCTCGATGCGGATCATGCGTAGGCCTTGGTGAGGTTGTGATCGACCGCCATTCCGCGCCGGCGGAGCAGGTTGCAGACGTCTGCACGGTCGCGATGGCTGTGGGTGGCCTGGCGAAGCAGGCCGAGGTAGCTGTTCGCCGCTCGCCAGAGATCCGCGGGCTGGGCGCGCTCGAGGCGGCTCAGCGCTTCATTGAACGTGCGCCGGCGCAGGGTGCGGCGGTGCGGCTTG